GGGCAGAAAATACAGAGGCGTTGATATTTATGTTTTAGACCCAATATATGATTGGATGTTTACTGACGTATGGAAATGTATATTAGATAATAACCTTTTATATAATAAAATATATGACGAATTTTATCAAAAAGGAGTTGAACAAAATAGAATGAGAGTTTCTAGTTTACATCACGAAACATCTATAAAAACTTTATTATCTACACAAGAGATAGAGCCAAAAACGTGGGAACGTATAGCACATAAAGTAAAAGGAACAAATAGCATTAAACATGGAAAAGAATCTTCATTTACCTGTCCAAAAGATTTGCCATTTATGTTTAACGATTGGCAAGAATACGGAGAACACATAATAGAAAATATAGTTCAGGATGAAAAACAAAAACAAAGATTGTATAAGAAAATAAAAACAAAGAGAAAAATATATACAAGACATCAAATAAAAATAGATTTTTGGAAGGCTATTATAAATACAGTATTATTAGCAGATTGGGACTTCGTTAAGTATGGCAATTGGGAGACAAGTTATCCGGTACAAACTTATAAAGCATTTAAGAAAAAAAATTATAAAAGAGTTATGCTAACCTCAACAAAATATTTAACAGAGGATGAAAAAGAAATTTTATTACAAAAAGTAAAAGAATATGACAAAGACAGAAAAAATACTACAAAAAGAGTTTCAAAATAGTAAAGACAAAATAACATTTCTAAATAATATTAGAAGGTTTATACATGAGGAATTAAGTTTATTAAGTACGCAACCTGTAGATTTTATTCAATGGGTCTCAATAGACGATGTAGAGCCTAATGACTATAATCCTAATAGTGTAGCTCAAAAAGAAATGGGACTTTTATATCGGTCTATAAAGCACGATGGATATACGCAACCTGTCGTTACGATATATGACGATGAAAGAAAAAAGTATATTATAGTCGATGGCTTTCACAGGTACTTTACTTGCAAAGAAAACGAAGATATAAAAGAACGTAACAATGGAATGTTACCAATAGTTGTTATAAAAAAGGATATTAATGAAAGAATGGCTGCAACTATAAGACATAATAGAGCAAGGGGTGAACATTCAATAAAGGGTATGAGTAACATGGTATTTAATATGATGCAAAACGGATGGGAAGACAACGAGATTTGTAATCACCTGGGGATGGAAGCCGAAGAAATACTAAGATTAAAACATATTACAGGGTTCAGTAAATTGTTCAAAGATGTAGAATATAAGAAGGCATGGGAAACTAAAAGACAAATAAAACTTAAATTTGAGTATAAAAATAAAAATGACAAAAAGCAACAAAATACAACACACTAAAAAAGCATTAATTGAAGCTTTGGAAAAATCGTTAGGCGTAGTGACTACTGCATGTAAACAAGTAGGTATAGACAGAACTACATTTTATCGATATTACAAAGATGATAAAGAATTTAAAATTCTTGTTGATGATTTAAGTAACGTAGCAAAAGATTTTGCAGAGAGCCAACTCTTTAAACAAATACAAGATGGAAACCCAACAGCAACAATATTTTATTTGAAGACTAAAGCAAAGGACAGAGGATATGTAGAGAGACGTGAGATTGAACATACAGGTGATGTCAAGTCAGAAATTATACAATGGAAACCGGCACAAAAAAAGAAGTAGAGTGTAATGTACAATTCTATCAATGTTTAAATTCTAAAAAAAGAATAAAAATATTTCAGGGTGGGACAAGATCAGGAAAGACGTATGCTATATGCCAATACATTATACACTTGTTATTAACTTTAAAAACTCCCAAAACAATTACCATTGCTAGGAAAACATTACCTGCAATTAGAGCCTCAGTATATAGAGATTTTATGTCAATACTAGAACAGTTAGGATTGTTATATCAAGGTAGCCTAAACCGAAGTGAATTTATATTTTATTATGGTAAACACAAAGTTGAATTTATATCGGTAGATGAACCCCAAAAAATACGTGGAAGAAAGCGTGATATTTTATTTGTAAACGAAGCAAATGAATTAAACTACGAAGACTTTAGGCAACTCATAATGCGTACATCAGGCGAAGTTATATTAGACTTTAATCCATCTGACCCTTTGCATTGGATATATGATGAGTTAATGGATCGAGACGATTCACAAACTTTTTATTCCACATATAAAGACAATGCTTTTTTAGAAAAAGAAATTGTAGATGAGATAGAAAGGTTGAGAGACAAAGACGAACAATATTGGAGGGTATATGGTATGGGTGAAAGAGCAACGTTTGCTGAAGGAATGATTTATAATAATTGGAAGTTTATAGATTATGAAGAGTTTCCTGAAACTGAAAATATATTTCTAGGACTAGATTGGGGATATTCAAATGACCCTACAGCAATAGTTGAAATAAGAAAGGTGAAAGATAATTTCTATATTAAAGAACTATGTTATCAAAAGGCTATGACAAATCAAGATATTGCAAACTTTATAAAGTCAAAAGATTATGGAGATATTATAGTTTATTGTGATTCAGCTGAACCTAAATCTATTACTGAAATACGTAGTCAAGGTGTCCTAGCTAAACCTAGTATAAAAGGACAAGGCAGTATTCAAGCCGGAATATCTTTTATAAAACAATACAATATATTTGTAAGTAATTGCTCAAAGAATATTAAAAAGGAATATCAGTTTTATATTTGGGAAGTTTTAAAAGACGGAACTAAGACCAATAAGCCACGTGATAAATACGATCATATTATGGATGCAATACGTTACGGAATATATACAAGGTATAGTAACAAAGGTGATTTCTTCGTTGTTTAAAAGATTAATTAAATTTGTGTAATTTTACAAATAAAAAATATGCCTACATTTTATCAAAGAATACAAAACGCCATAAAAGGATTTAGTCAAAATACGAATCCTCAATACAATGAGTTTGTTTATAATTACTTAGGTAAAACTACAATATCTCATCATGAGAATGACGATAACTATATTAAAAAAGGTTATCAAAAAAACCCTACAATATATTCAATTGTAAACCTTATCACTAAATGTGCTGTAGCTATTCCCTTCAGTGTTTATGAAAAAAATAATAAAAAATCTTTTAAAGAATATAAAAGCCTAACTACAGGAACTCTTAACAAAGACAGTTTATTAAAAGCTAAAATAATTAAAAAGGATGCACTTATATTAACAGAAAACACAGAACTAGAAAAAATATTAAACAGACCGAATCCTGCACAAAGTTATGCAACGTGGATGACAGAAGTTATTGCCTTTGGTAAACTTACAGGTAACAGATATATATATGGCATTGGACCTGAAACAAGAGAGAAAAAAATTTTTAATGAATTATATGCACTACCATCTCACCTTATAGAAATTAAAAGTAATGGCATATTTGAGCCGGTTGATAAATATTGTATGACATATAATAAACAAGCCTACAATTTAGAAGCCGAAGATGTATTACATATCGCAGATTTTAATCCGGATTACGATGGAAGTGGTAGTCATTTATACGGACAGTCTCCACTCATGTCAGGTCTCAGAAGTTTAACGACTAATAATGAAGCTGTAGAAACGTCTTTAAAATATTTACAAAATCAAACTGCAAGAGGAATACTTACAAGTGACGATGAGAGTTTAACTCCTACACAAGCACAACAATTAAAAGATGCTTTCAGAAGAAATTATCAAGGCTCATATAATGCCGGTGATATTATTATAACTCCTAAAAAATTAAGTTGGACAAACTTCGGATTAAGTGCAGGTGATTTACAATTAATAGAAAGTTACAACGCAACAATAAAAGATATATGTAATATCTATTCAGTACCGGTTCAATTATTAAATAATACAGATAGCTCAACGTACAACAATATGAAAGAAGCAAAGAAGGCTTTTTATGTTAATGCAGTTATTCCTGAACTGATAAAAGTAAGAGATGAATTAAACAGATGGTTAACACCGGCTTATGGAGAAAATTTATTTATTGATTTTGATTTTAATTCTATTCCGGAGTTACAACAAGAGCAGGAAAAATTAGTTGATCAATTGACTAAATCTTATTGGCTAACACTTAACGAGAAACGAGAGGCTATGGGGTATGGTATATCAGAAGATTCTGTATTAAACAACGTATTCGTTCCATCGAATTTATTACCAATAGATGATTTAGATTTAAGTGGAGATGCTAAAAACTTTTTTGAAGAAGCCTACGAAGAAAAAGAAGAGCCAAACCCAACTTTAAAAAAGGCTTTAAAAAAGAAAGCTGACGATCATAACGAAAAAGTAAATAATGCAAAAACAAAAAGGACTAATGTTAGAACATTATTTGCAGTATATAAAAGAGGCGTTGGAGCATATAGAACTAACCCATCTTCAGTAAGACCTAACGTATCAAGTGAACAACAATGGGCGATGGGGCGTGTAAATTCTTTTCTTTATGTTTTAAGAAATGGAAGGTTTAGAAGTGGACAACATGATACAGACTTATTACCAAAAGGACATCCAAAAAGCACAAAGAAAAATGAAGATATATTATATACTGAAAAAAAATTAGTGCCTGGTATGACAGATGTATTTACGACTAGAAGGGAAGCAGAAGACAGAGCAGAAGAGTTAGGTGGTAGTGGATCACATAGCCATACTTGGGATGGTGAAGAAGTTTTTATGCCTTTCGAATCTCACGATGAATATAATGAAGCAATAGAAAATGAAAAAAGACATTATGATGATGAAGATAAAAAACAAGTTTTTGGTAACTATCCTAAATCAGCTGTATCAAATGCAAAAAAAGCAATTAAGATAAACGGAAAATATGATAACACATGTGCAACTAATGTAGGTAAACAAAGGGCACAAGATATTGCTAATGGAAGGTCTTTTAGTTTATCTGTATTAAAAAGAGTTTTTAGTTATCTCTCAAGAGCAAAAGCATACGACACCGGTGTATATGAAAAAGATGATAAACCTGTTTGTGGAACAATAAGTTACAATTTATGGGGAGGTGATCCTATGTTAAGATGGGCAGAAAAAGAGTTGGCTAAATTAGATGACTAATGTCTTTGCCAATAAAAAAACAAGTAAAACTAAATAGAAATAAATTTAGAAAAGCATATAAAAAAGGCTATCAAAAACTATATAAAACAACTGCAAGAAAAAATAATAAAATAGCTGTTAAGTTTTATAATAAAGGATTCAATAATGCCATAAAAGATTTCTTAAGAAATAATGAAATAATAACAGAAAATTATACTGTTTTTTTTCAAGAAAAAACAACTAAAGATATGTACCTAGAAATGTACAAACAAACATCTTTAGCTTTTTATAGTTGGTATTTAAGCTCATATGAATCGTTTATAAAAAAACAAGTTAGTACGGAAGAAACGATGACAGATTTTATAACCCAATATGTTCTTTACTCAGGTAGATTAAAAACAAAAATTGATTCAGTAAAAAAAACAGCTATAAAAAGTATAGTCAGTGAATTTACAAAGGCTATGAAAGATGAGCAATTTGCTAAAGAAAGTAGATTAGGTAAATCAAAAATTTTACAAAAGAGGTTGAATGGTAGAGCATTATGGGAAGCTAGAAGGATTGTAGTTACAGAAACAACATTAGCATCTAACTTAGGAGCAGAAAAAGCTGCTATGACAGCATTTAAAAAAGAAGAGTTAGTGAAAGATTGGATTATTGGAAGTAGTTTTAATCATAGAGTAGGACATCTTGAACTGGATGCACAAGACCCAATTCCTATGGATAAAAATTTTCAAAATCCAGTTACCGGAGTTTATATGAGAATTCCAGGTGAAGGGCCACCTAGCGAAACTATTAACTGTTCTTGTTCAGTTGCTTTCATTCCTAACCCAGAACTTTTCAACGAATAAACATATGTTAAAAAAAAATATTATTTTTGGGAATAAAATTGTATTAATATGATAATTTATAAACAAGCTCCAATTGCCGATATTGATGAAAAGGCTGGTATCGTCAAAGGCTATGGTTCTATTTTTGGTAATTTAGATTCTGATAAGGACATCATAGAAAAAGGAGCATATAGAAAAACCTTACAAGAAAACGGAAAACGAATTAAATACATTTATCAACACGACATTACAAAACCTTTAGGAGTTATGAAAGAGTTGTTTGAAGATGATAAAGGATTAGCATTTACTGCTGAAGTACCAAAAACACAACTTGGAAAAGATGTTTTAGAATTAATGAAGTATGGAGTAATTGAAGAAAACTCTGTAGGTATTATGCCAATAGTCAAAGAACATGACGATCAAAAACAAATAAGATATTTAAAAGAAGTAAAACTATATGAAGTTTCTGCAGTAACACTCGCAGCTAACAATGAGGCTAAGATTGACGAAGTAAAGAGTGAAAAAGAAAGACTAGAAAATATAGAAAAAAGATACAATAGATTAATCAAATTAGTTAAAGGTGGTAACATCTCAGACGAAATGGGGTATCTATTGGAATATGAACTTCAATGTTTAAAAGCTAATATTGATTTCACAAAGCCGACTGAAGAAGTCACTTTGCCGGATAATAAACTTTCAGCAGAAGAAGTGTTTAAATTTTTGTATAACCGACTTGGTAACAAGTCATAAATTTTTATATTATGTCACAAATTGATAATAATACACAAGAACACTTAGACAATTTGGCAAATGTGATTGACGAAAAAATTGAAAAAGCAAGTAAAGCGTCAGTTGATAATGCTAAAAACGAAGTGGACGAAGTGGTAAAAGGTGAGGTTGAAAACCTCGTCAATAAGTTTAATGAGGGCAATGAAGCTCTTAATAAACGACTAGATGCGATTGAAGTTGAAAATAAGAAAAACAATTTCAATAAAACTTTTGCAAGTAAAAAAGAAGTGTTTGCTGATGCTATTAGTAAAAGCGAATCTTTAAAAGCTATGCAAAATGGAACTACTGGAAATGCTTCCATGGAACTAAAAGGAGACGTTTTAATCTCTTCTGATTTTTCAGGAGCAAGTTCTTCAAGAGATGCTACTGGCGTTCAAACTGTAGATGGTATTAAAAAAGACCCATCTAATATTACGAACATGCTTGGTATCATTCCTGTAGGGAGTACAAATTCCAATGTAATTAGATTTGTAAAAGAATCAGCTTATACTGACAACGCTGCTGCTACAGCAGAAGGTTCAGCCCCAAGTGATTCTGAATTCCAATTAACTGCAGAAGATGCTGTGGTACAGAAAATTGCTTCTATCATGACAATATCTCAAGAGATGTTAGACGATACACCGGCACTTTCTAGCTACCTTTCACAGCGTATTCCGGCAAAACTAAACACTGTAATTGATGATCAATTAATCGGTGGTAGTGGTTCTTCACCTAACCTTAAAGGGTTATTAAATGGTGGTACTGCTTTTGTTACTGGAGCATCAGGTGCTTTTTATCAGTCAATTGATAACGCACAAGAACTTGATGTTTTATATGTTGCACTGAATCAGTTAGCACTTGCTAATTACGCAGCTAATGGAATATTGTTAAACCCAACTGATTTCCATAAAATCGCTTTGCTAAAAGATACAACTAATGAATACCTTAGAGGGAATTCAATTATATCAGCAGACGGATTTTTAAGAATCAATGGAGTACCAGTATTTTTAAATAACAAATTAGCAGCTGGTAAATTCATCGTTGGTGATTTTGCACAAGGTTCACAAGTATGGCAAAATGAGGGTGTTAAAGTTGACTTCGGATATGAGGACAGCGACAACTTCTCAAAGTATTTAGTATCAGTTAGAGGTATTGCAAGACTTGCACACTCTATTTATTTACCAAATGCTTACGTACAGGGAACATTCTCAACTGCTAAAACAGCAATTGAAACTCCGTAATATTTATTAAGTTACGTATATTAAAGGGTGGTTAATAGCCATCCTTTTTTTTTGTATCTTTACACAAACAATAAATTTTTTAATTATGAAAGTAAAAGTAAAAACTGAGATTGAAAGAGATGGAGTAATTTATAATGAAGGTGATGTAATTGACATTCCTGAAAATAATGTTCCTGTATGGGTTGCTAAAGGATGGGGTGAGGCTGTTAAGACAAAAGAGGAAAAGCCTTTCGCAAAAGAGACAAAAGAGTTTAAAGGGAAAAAAGAAAGTAAATAAAAATGATTTCTGTTCAAATAGATTCCACAACTGGAAGTGAGATCGTTAGTACAGCTGATATTAAAAGCTATGCTAGGATTGAAACGTCTTCCGATGATACCATTATAGGTATAATGCAAACAGCTGCTAGAACTGCTTGTGAAGATTATATGAACAGAGATATAGTTGCAAAAACTAGAACATATTTTCGTAGTGATATTCCAAACGGAAGTGGACATTATGACGGATTGTATGATCAAAGGTATAAAATTCTTTTGCCTTTTGCTCCAATTGCTAGTGTAACTTCAGTAAAAACCGAAAAGAGTGATAATACATTTGCAGATTTATCTTTTGAGAAATATGGAGCAGATGATAAGTATATAGTTTTAAAGGGCTATGAGGCTTCGAATGTTAAAATAGAGTACGTGACTACCGGCATGTCAGATAGTAGCTTAAAACTCGCTATAATGCAGTTAGCATCGACTTATTATGATAACAGGACAGAGTTTGTTTCAACAAGTGTAAATAAAATACCTACGAGCATTAAAAAAATTTTAGATCCATATAAATATATAAGTGATTTATAAAATGAATGCAGGTGAATTACGAGACAGAATTACTATTAAAAGACTTACAAACAGTGCCGATGGGTATGGTGGTTGGACAAGTTCTAGCTCAACTGTAGCCACTATATGGTGTAAATTAACATTTACAAATGGAGAGATTGACATGGAAAACTCTAAAAGAGTTTTAAACAAAGGAGTTGAGCTGTTAGTTAGAAAAAATACTGCTACATCTAATATACAAAAAGGTGATTTACTTTTTCCTGAAAGGGACAATAACGAATATAGAATAAACTCAATATTAGAATTAAATTTATATTTTTTTAAAATAACCGGAAGTAGGACACAATGAGTGTAAAAGTTAAAATAAACAACAGGCAATTACAAACGCAAGTTCAAAAAGAGTTACGTAAAACAGATAGTGACTTACACAAAACATTTGTAAAATCTTTAAGACGATTCAATGTTGCTTTCGTAGGCTTTGCAAAACAAAATGCTAGAGGCATGGCTCTTAAACAAGGTATCGTTTCTCACGATGAAAATTTAAAAAATTTAGAAGGTGGTTTAGCTGCTACTAGAGAATATTTTTATGCACCATATGTAGAGTTCGGAACTAGAGGCAAAACAAAAATACCACCAGGTTTTGAACAAATTGCTAAACAATATAAAGGTTCTTATTTTAAAAGCAATGTATCATTTAAAGAAGCTATTGTAGATTGGTTAAAAAAGAAAGTAAAAAAATCTGATAAAGAAGCTAACCAATTAGCATGGCCAGTAATGAGAAAAATAATGAAAGTAGGTACAGATCCAAAACCTTTTATTGCTCCGGCTCTTAAACGTGCTGAAAAGTTTTTAATAAAAGAATTAAATTTAAACATTAAAAAAATATTAAAATGAAAGACCCATCTTTTGTTGTACGTAAAGGATTGTTTGACGTATTAAACGGAAACATAACATATGATAGTTCTAATGTCCCTGTTTACAATGTTGTTCCTGATAATGCAACATATCCATATATTATCATTTATTCACTTTCTTCTACAGATATTGAGCAAAATAAAGAACATTATATTACAGATGTTGAAACAAGATTAGAAGTGGTAACTAGATTTAGTTCATCTAGTGGAGGACAATTACAAGCAAATCAAATTATAAATTCAATAAGTCAATTAATTATATTGAAAAGTGGATTGTTAAATTTATCTTCGGATAACTATAATGTTTATTCACAAACAAATAATGGAATATCTTACCTTACTGAAGATTTGCCGGATCATACTTATTATAGAGGTGTCTTGTCAATGTCAGTAAAATTAGAGCAACTATGAGATTAGAGTTATATAGATACAGTTCACAAAAAGAAAGTACAATTGGAATATTATTTTTAGTAAACAGTGAAAACAACAAAAAAGAATTTTTATGTTATACTCTTGAAGATGAAAAAAGAACTAAAAAAGTTTATGGGGAAACTCGCATACCGAGTGGACAGTATTTCATCGAACTTAGGACAGAAGGTGGGTATCACAAAAGATACTCTCAACGTTTTGTGGATATACATAGAGGCATGTTTGAAATTTGTGATGTTCATAATGATCATATGTCTTTCACTCACGTACTTATTCATTGTGGTAATACTGATGACGATACGGCAGGCTGTCTCTTGGTTGGAGATGTCTGTACGCAGAATGTTACGAAGGATGGATTTTTAGGACAATCAACCTCAGCTTACAAAAGAATTTATCCAAAAATTCTTAAAGTATTAGAAGAGCAAAAAAAATTGTTAATTAAAATCATTAATTTTGAAGAAAATTAAAACAAGCAATATGGACGATTTAACAAATAAAAAAGTCGCACTAGACTTAGATGGCGATGGAAAGAGTGATGTAAAAATAGACATAAAATTTCTAGGTCTTTTAATAGGTGGTATAATAAGTTTAACTATGACTTATTCCTCTTTAACATCTGAAATAGAAATAGCTAAAACACTTCCGGAATATAAAATTCAACAAGACGATACAAAAGTAATTAATCAAAAAATTGATTATCTTATAAAAGAGTTGGAGAAATACGAAGAGCAAACGAATAGACGTTTAAATAGTTTAGAGGACAAAGTGTATAAAAAATGAAAGAAATAAATCTTCCAAGAGTTTCAATGGATGAACAGGCTTTAAAAAAGCAAATGAAGATTAGTCAAACTATAAATAAAATAAATACGTTAATGGATGTTGCAGAAGGAATGAATAGTCAACAATGGGACGGAGTTCAAAAACTCAATATTATAGTACAAATAGAAAATAAGTTAATAAAATTAATAGATGAATTGTAATGGCTGTGAATTTAGCGAATGTGGATTATGCCCTTTTGGGAATCACTCTTTCTAGTGCATTGTGTATTGGTGCTTTTATTATCTATGTATGGACACATAATGAAGAAAAATACAAAAAATAAAACCTTTTGTTACAGTGTAAAATGTTTTTGTAAAAACAAAGACGAAGCATATTATTGTTTAAATTATAAGGCAACTATAAGAATGATGACAAGAAGATGAAAATACTAGAAAAATTATTTGGAGAAACGGCAAGTGGATTAGCAAATATTGTTGATAGGTTTGTTCAAACAAAAGAAGAAAAGCACGAAGCAAAAAAAGAAATACAAAAATTATTTCAAAACTTTGAAATAGAAATGCAAAAGAACACAACTGAAAGATGGAAGTTCGATAGTAGTTCTGATTCTTGGTTGAGTAAAAATATACGCCCAATTATATTATTGATACTTGTTGTTTCTACAATTCTATTGGTGTTTATAGATGCAGGTAAAATAGAGTTTGAGGTCAAAGAAAGTTGGGTTGATTTATTACAAATTGTTTTAATTACTGTTATTGGGGCGTACTTTGGAAGTAGAGGTTTAGAAAAATACTCAAATAAAAATGGCTCGTAAAAGATTTTTTGCTACAGCATATGAGCCGAAACCTAAAAAAAGAAGAAAGGGAATTCATAGTAAGAACAGGCACACAAATCAAAAAAACGGAAAATACTACAAAGGACCAAAATACAGGGGACAAGGTAGATGAACAAATTTGCAATACTTGTAAAAAGTTATTACCTGTAAGTAAATTCTATAAACGATCCAATAAAAAACCTGAGATACATTGTCGTGATTGTCGTAATAAAAAAAGAGATAAGAGACATAGGTATTGGAAACAACAATTTATTTATAAATTAAGTGAGCATATAAATATTGAATGTGTTAAGTGTGGTTACGATAAATCATTTAGTGCTTTAGACTTTCATCACATAAAACAAAAAAACTTTTCAATAGCTAGAATAACAAGAAATTTAAGTGGTAAAAACTTTACAGACGGAAAAGTAGAAAAGATTTTATATGAGATATTAATAAATTGTGAAATACTTTGTTCTAATTGTCATAGAGAGCATCACACTAAACATTTAATGAAACTTAAAAAATAGTATATTTGTAAATAAAAAAATATTAAATGGCATCACTAACTGGAAATACAATATCATCGTCATATTTTGGATTGTTAAAAACAAGCGATAATGCAGTTTTAAATTCTACATTAAGAATAATTGAAGATGGAGACGGAACTGACTCTAGCATAAAATTATCTACAACTCAACTAGGTTTAGCAAATGGAACGACAACTGTTCCTTCATTAACTTTTTCAAGTGATAGTGATACAGGATTATATTATACTACAAATAAAATTAATGCAACAATAGGAGGCGTTACCAAACTTGAATTAGGTACTTCAAGCCTAAAATTGTCAGCTTATGGTAGTGGTAGTATAACTGGTACAGTAACACAAAGACTAGGTGTAACTTCTAGTGGAGAGGTTGTAGAAATTCCTATCGGTTCAGGAGCAGTTGATGGTAGTGGTACGGCAGGTAAGATTACAAAGTGGACAGATTCAGATACAATTGGTGATTCTATAATTTCAGAAAGCAGTTCAACAATTACTATTGGGGCATCAAGTCCTGTATTAAAATTTGATAATTTAGCCGGTGGTGGAGCTGACCCATCATTGACTGCAAGTGGTACTGACTTTACAATATCAACTACAAGCATAACTCCAATGACAATTGATCTTTCAGGTGGTTTGATAAAAATGGAAGAAAGTTTAGGTTTAGGTGGTATTGACCCTACATCTCGTCTAGAAATTTCAGGTGGATCTCTAGCTAGTGGAACTGTAACAAATATTGGTATTTCAAGTGCTTTAACAACTGGTAGAACTAGAACATATGATAGTGGATCACTAGGTTCAATTAGTACAAGAGGAGATTCAAGTGCAATTGAAATAGCAGCCGGAAGTTCAGCCGGATATTTTTCAGGAATCGGTATGACTTCAAGAGGAGCAACGGCAGCTAGTGGAAGTATAATTGGATATACCTATGGAGCAGAGAGGTTTAGAGTGGACGCAGGTGGTGATTTTGGAATTGGAGTTACTAACCCATTACATCCTTTGCACGTGGGTGGAAATACACTTATTGAAGGAACTTTAACTGTATATGGAAACTCAACAATCGGAGACAATTTTGCAGATGCTCATGTTATAAATGGTAGCACACAAATAAGGTCAACTAACACTTCTACAATCGCAGTATTAGATGTAACAAGAGGCGATGCAAATAATGAAGCGGCAAACGCAACTGACTTCAGATTTGTTGCTAGCAATAGGCTCTTAACTTCTGAAAGAGCAAACATGGAAATCTATACAAATGATTCACAAGATGCAGATTTAGGAGCAAGTATTGGTTTCGGTGGTAGGAATACAAATGCATCAACAAACGATAGTTTATTTGCTACAATAAAAGCAGGTAAAACAAATAATACTTCAGGCGAGTTTGGTGGTTATATAACAATCGGAACTGCTCAAAGTGATAGTGAAATTGTTGAAAGATTTAGAATTGGTGAGACTGGCAATGCCACGTTTTCAGGTAATATTACAATTTCACAAAGTAATGCTTCTTCATCTGATTTAATAAATCAAAATACACACGGCACTGGTACATCAAGATTTATTGCACAATCAAATACAACTGACCAAAATGCACAACTTGTTTCAGATGATTCAAATAACATTTCTTGGGTAGGTACTTCTACTGGTGGCACAAATAGAATAGCTTTTATTAATAATACAAACGCATATTATGAAGGTGGTAATTTTGGACTGGGTACGACATCGCCAAAACATTATTCAGGAACAACTGGTAAAGTTTTATCTATACATAGTGCAACTCATAGAGGTATACTAGAATTAAGTGGTGCATCAAATTCTGATGAAGCAATTATTGGTGCAATAACATTTGCTAACACAGAAAACACTTCGGCAAATGGTGCGTTATCTCAAATTTTTACTTATACAGAGACAAGCGATTCAAATGCAAGTGATGATAGTGGTGGACATCTAGCATTTTTAACTAGACCCGAAGCAGGTACAATAACAGAACGTATGCGTATCAAAAGTTCAGGGGCTATACAATTTAATTCTTACGGAAGTGGAACTCATACTGGAACTGCTACTAAATTTTTAGCAGTTGATTCAAGTGGTAATGTAATAGAAGAAGCTACAAGTACAATTGACGGTTCAGGTACTGCTGGAAAAATTGTTAAGTGGAGTGATGCTGACAGTATTACAGATTCTATAATGTCTGAAAGTGGAGACCAAATTACTTTAACAGCTGGGACACCATCCTTTAAATTAAGTGATTCAAGTTCAGGTGGTAGCACAACTCATACTTTAGATGGAGTAAATTATACTTTATCTAATTTGTCTACAAATGGTAATATTATTTTATCTACTGCTGGTACTGGAAGCGTAGGAATTGGAACGACTTCTCCTGATACAAATCTTCACGTTTTTGAAGCAAGTGCAGGAAGTGTGGATGCAAGTTCCGATGCCCAATTATGTGTTGAAAATAGTGGAGTAACTGCTATAAATTTATTGAGTGGAACTACAAGTCATGGTCAAATATTATTTGGCGATTCAGGTGATAATGATGCAGGGCAATTAGGTTATGACCATACAGATAATGCAATGTACATTAGAACTAATGGTTCATCTGATAAACATTTGTTTGTATCATCTGCTGGAAATACTGGTATAGGCACGACTTCGCCAACGGCAAAAATGCAAGTATTTACTGGTGGCAATAGTGTAGATGCGGCAATGGTTGTTCAACATGACACTTTTGATGCTGATAGAAAAGTGGGTATAGGATTTAAGTTAGGTGATACAAAAGTAAAAGGTGCCATTGCATTTATGTCTGATAGTTCTAGTCCAGGTACAAATGGTAGAGGTAATTTAATATTTTGCACCGATAGTACAGATGATACTGGTACTGTTTCACATAATGACCAAAAAATGGTAATTAAACATACTGGTAAAGTCGGTATCAATGTATCAGACCCAGGTGAAATTTTGCACGTAAGTGGTAATATTAGAATTAATAATAATGATGAATTAAGAACTGTAGATACTGGTGGTGCAACAAGAACTATATTGAGAACAAATGGAGACCAATTAGAATATGGATGGTCTGCTAACGGTCCAGTAAAGTTTATGGGCGGTGGTTCATATACGGAACGAATGAGAATTCATACAGACGGAAACATAGGAATTGGAACGGATAGTCCAAGCACTAAACTAGAAATAGTCACAGCAGCAGGAACTGATGCTATAAAATGTAATATAGGTCAAAGTGCAGATATATTTATTGGTTTTGATTCAGCAAATCCAAGAGTTTTATTACAAGATAATAGTAATGTAACCACACACAACTTTGTGTCTAATGGTGATAATTTTATCGTTGGTTCAAACATAGGTATTGGAAACACATCTCCAACAAGACCATTAGATGTTACAGCAGATAGTGGAGCAGTAGGTATAAAAATAAGATCAAGAAGTGCTAATGATTTTGCCTTTTTATCATTTACGCAAAATGATGGTGGCGGTACTGCTTTTGCAGAGTTATCAGGTCTTGGTAGTGGTGGTGGTTTAAGAATTGATACAGCAGGTTCAGAACGTATGCGGATTAATTCTAGCGGTAATATTGGCATTGGAACGAGTACAATAAGTCAAAGATTACACCAACATGTAGCTGATAGTGGTGCAAATTATCACGCTTTTACAAATACTGGCACTGGTACTGCATCAACAGATGGTTCTGTTGTAGGAATAGATGATGCTGAAAACTTACTTTTATGGCAACAAGAAAATCTTGATATAAGAATAGGTACAGCAGGTACAGATAGAATAAGAGTAAAAAATGACGGTAAAGTTGGCATTGGAACGACTAGCCCTGATGTTTTATTAGATGTTAGAGGGGAGATTGCAGTTGATTACAATGCAACCTATGGAATAAGATTTTATAATCAAGATAGAAATAATTGGGCATCAATTGGTAATGATGTTGCAACTGGTGATTCTACTGCAGATTTATGTTTTAAAGATTCCACAGGTGAAGCAATGAGACTAACTGGTGGCAATTTAGGAGTTGGAACAGATACTCCAAATCCATTTAGCTGGGGACAAAAACATTTAACAGTTTCTTCAGGTGGTACAAATCAATACGCTGCTCTTGATTTAGTTGGTTCAGGAAATGGTGGTGGCTTTATAAATTTTGGCGGTGGAGATGGAAGTGGAACTGCTAATAATATTTTAAGAGGGAATTTAGGTTTTGAAGATGGATCAAAATTTATGATAAATACAAATGGATCTAATTCAGGTTCAAGTTTAACAAATCGTTTTATTTTAGATAGAAACGGAAGAGTAGGTATCAATGCTACACCAACTGCTTTTACTACTGGATTGGTAGTTAATAGATGGTCAGGCTATGACGGAACTGGCGTTGATTGTCCTTTAGTTTCAAATCACGCTGCTCATGTAGGAGGAATGTTTTTAGCACAGGAATATGATAGTGCAAATGGAGACTTTTTAGGAAACTTTAGTTCAAATCATTCATCCGCAGCTTGTAACTGGGGGTGGGCAGTTAGAGGTTCAAGAAGTGGCGAAGCAACTTCGTCAGGTACAGGATGGGTAAGTACCGCAGATAATGCAAGCCATCCAAGATCAGCAATCAGACAAACTGGTTCAGCGATTAGTTTTTGGTTTGCAGGAACAAGTTCAACTGCTATTGGATCAGAGATTACAATGACTAAAACTATTAACGCAACTGCTTTAGGAAACTTTGCAATAACTGGGCAATTATCAAAAGGAAGTGGATCATTTAAAATTGATCATCCTTTAGAAGATAAAAAAGATACACATCATTTAGTACATTCTTTTATAGAAGGACCACAGGCTGATTTAATATATAGAGGAAAAATAGATTTAGAAAATGGTAAGGCTACAATAAATATTGATACAGAAGCCGGTATGACTGAAGGAACTTTTGTTTTATTAAACACTAACGTACAATGTTTTACATCTAATGAATCAGATTGGGATGCTGTCAAAGGAAAAGTTGAAGGAAACATATTAACTATTGAGTGTAAAAATAATAAATCTACAGCAACAGTTTCTTGGATGGTTGTAGGAGAGAGACAAGACCAACATATGAAAGATACAAATTGGACAGATGAAAACGGAAAAGTAATTGTAGAGCCTGAAAAAGTTGACGATGAAGATGAATAAAAAAACTGTTATATTTGTATAAATTAAATTAAAAAATTATGGCTAAAGACACTATCACTTATACTTGGGATTGCAGAACTGTAGACTGTTATCCAACTAAAGACGATAACACAGATGTTGTTTATAATGTTCATTGGAGAATTAATGCAACAAGCTCAAAATTGGATAAAGATGATAACCCTTATTCAGCAACAATTTATGGTACACAAGTTTTAGAAACAGATGACATAAAAGATTTTGTTCCATTTTCTGACTTAGATAACGAGACTGTAACAGGATGGGTAACAAGCGTTTGGGGTGAAGATAAAGTTAAAGAATACGAAACCTCATTATCTAATGAAATAGCAGATAAAATAACTCCACAATCAGTTACACTAGAAGTAAAGGAATAAAAATTATTTTATCTTTTTTTATATATCTTTGATTATTATTTAACATTAAAATTTATTTATTATGGCGACAACTGGCGTTTTTAACGGAACTAAAATTTTATTCCAAATATCAACTGACGGTGGAGGTAGTTTTACAACTGTAGGACACTCAACTTCGGCATCAATAAGTTTTTCAATGGATACTCCTGAAGCTACATCTAAAGATAGTGGTGGTTATTCTGAAGTAATTGCAGGCGTAAGATCAGTTGAAATCTCATTCGATGGCGTTGTTGCTTATGATGATTCTTTCAATGTCGATAATTTTATCGATTTTGTTGTTGGACCATCTAATGGCAGAGTTAAAGTAAAAGCAAGTTTTGGAACTGCTACTTCAGGTGATAAATTCTACACTGTTGATGGATTTTTCTCTAGTTTAGAATATAGTTCAGAAGCAGAAAATCCTGTAACATATTCAGGAAGTTTTGTTGGAACTGGAGCTGTAACTACAGCAACTAGATAATCTATATTTTTATATTTCATTTTCTTTGATTAGATTTGGAATATGAATAAAAACAGAGGTTACTATTCATTAGAGTTGGGGGGTAAAAAACGTACTCTCCATTTCTCTATGAATTTTTGGGTTGAACTAACTCAACACTTGGATATTTCTCTTCAAGAATTAGGCGAAGCATTTAACGATAAAATGGCTTTATCAGGAATAAGAGGCATAGTGTATTGTGGACTTTTAACATATGATAGAGAAAATAAAATACAAGTTGATTATGACGTTTACGATGTAGGGAATTGGTTAGAGGATTTATCGCAAGACGATGTAAATGACATTATGCAATCTATGACTGAAAGTAAACTTTTAGGAAACGAATTAAACGCAGGAATCCCAAGAGAACAAAAAAAAACTCAAGTGAAGAAATAACTTGGGAAAAATTAATTGATTATTATATCGGTCAAGTAGGTATTCCACCTGATAATTTTTGGAACTATACATTTAAAGAAAACTATTTATTAGCAGAGGCTTTTAACATTAAAAGTAATTTGGCTTGGGAACAAACTAGATACTTATCATGTATGATATACAATATGAATATTACAAAAAAAAGTCAAGCTAAAAAACCTAAAGATTTATTTAAATTACCACAAGATAATATCAAGGTCTATGTGCCACCTAAATCAACTAAAGAAGAGTTTGAAAAAATGAAAGAGGATATAGAGTGGCTACAAAGAAACAACAAATTTAAGGAACTTAAATAATTATTATATTTGTTCTAAAATTTAATTATGGCAAACCCATTTATCATTCCGGTTAGAATTGATGCGAAAGGTGTTACTAAAGGATTAAATAACATCTCATCTAAATTTAAAAATTTTGGTAAAAATCTTACATTAGCAGTTTCTTTACCATTAGCAGGTATTGCTACAGCTGCTTCTAAAATGGCTTTAGGCTTTGACGAATCGCTAACAAAAATTAACACTTTAGTTGGCGTAAGTAAAAAAGAGATTCAAAGTATGCGTGGAGAGGTTATGAAGATAGCCGGAGAAACAGCACAAGCACCTGAAGCTTTAGCCGATGCTTTATTTACTGTAACCTCAGCAGGTCTTAGAGGAAAAGAAGCTATGGAAGTTTTAAACATGGCTGCTAAAAGTTCAGCATCAGGACTAGGTGATACTAAATCAGTAGCAGGAGCATTAACCGGTGTAATGCAATCTTACGCCAAATCAGGAATGACGGCACAAAAAGCAACGGATATTTTAACAGCAACAGTAAGAGCTGGTAATCTTGAAGCCTCAGAACTAGCACCAGTATTAGGTAGGGTTACAGGTTTAGCCTCTACATTAGGAATAGGTTTTGAAGAAGTGGGAGCGTCAATTGCTACCTTTACTAGATTAGGAGTTAAGAGTTCGGAAGCAGTTACAGGTTTGTCAGGTATAATGAGAATCTTGGTAAAGCCAACTGATCAAACTAGAGATGCCTTATTGGGAATGGGAACTAGCGTTGAAGAGTTAAGAGCAAAAATACAAGAGGATGGGTTAGCAGCAGCGTTAGCAGATTTAGTTGCGCAAGTAGGTGACGACCAAGATGCACTTGGGGAATTAATACCTGATGTTTCAGCTTTAGCTGCGGTGTTAGGTACGGCAGGAGCACAAGGTGAGGATTATGTAAAAGTAGCAGAAGAGATAGCAAACTCAACAGGACTAGCAGACCAAGTGTTTAAAGACACAGCAGAAAGTGCAAGTTTTAAATTTAAAAAATCTTTAAATCAATTATCAGTTGTAGGTACAGAAATTGGAAGTATGTTATTACCAGTTTTAGTTGATGCAACAACTTTCGTTGGAAATTTAGTTAAAAGATTTATGGAGTTAGATGGTACTACAAAAACTTTAGCACTTGTCTTTGGTGGTATAGTCGCAGCTGCAGGTCCACTTATAACTGCTTTAGGTTTTATAATAAGTCCAATAGGATTAATTATTACAGGTATTACAACACTAGGGGTTATAGTTTTTAAAAACTTTGATGCCATTGTAGGATTCGTAGCTGAAGTAATAAACAGTTTTAAAGATTTATTCAACTCATCTTTAATCTTAAAAGATCCAATTGAAGCTTTAGGTGTAGCTTGGGAGACAGTAGTTAATTTTTTTAAGGCAGGAATAAACTCATTATTAACAATCTTTGAAAGTTTTGGAAAAGTTATAAAAGCAGTATGGGAAGGTGACTTTGATAAAATTGGAGATATTGTCTCAAACACTTTTGATGACTTAAAAGGTGAGTTTAAATTTGCAGGTGAAAAATCTGCACAATCTTATGAAGAAGCATTTAATAAAACCTTAGATAAAAATTTAGCACCAACTACAAAAGAAGGATTAAAGACCTCACTTGCAAATACAGTAAATGACGTAAAAGGATTTTTTGCACAAAAGGGAAAAGAACTTGGAAGTTTCATAGGATTAGGTATGGCTACATCATTAGGTGGTACATCAACTGGTGGAGGTGGAGGTGGTGATGCCCCAGGTGGTGGAGGAACAAGTGGTGGAGGAACTGGGACTGGTGATGGTACTGATAATCCAGTTACAAAAACAGTTGGGTTCTTAGAAGTTCTAAAAGAAAAATCTTTAGAGGTTGCAGAAATTGTTGGTAGCACTTTTGGAAATATGGCCATGCAAATAGTTGAAAGTTTTGGTTTAGCCACTGAAGGTATTCAAGGGTTTTTGACTAAAATATTAGAGGGTATGGTTCAAATAGCAGATATGATATTACAAGATGTTATAAACAGAAAAATAGCAAATATACAAATCGTAAAATCAGAAGCTAAAAAAGAAAAAAGTATAGCAACTATTAGAAAGGCAGGAGCAATACAAAATAAAATAATTAAAAAAGGTGAGATAGTAGCAAGTCAAGCATCAGCAACAGCATCAGCTATTGAAGGTGGAGCAAAGTCAGGAGCAGGTACTGGTATTGGAGCAATATTTACAACCCCTGCTTTCATAGCAACTTTAGTGGCTACAGTTTTAGGAGCATTTGCGTCTATTCCTAAATTTGCAAAAGGTGGTATCGTAACAGGACCAATGTTAGGTATGGTCGGTGAAGCAGGTCCAGAGGCTATCATTCCTTTAGATAAAATGAGTTCAGTGATGGGTTCACAAAAAGGTGAGTTTGTTCTTAAAGGATCAGATTTAATTTTAGCTTTAGATAGAGCAAATAATTTTCAATCAAGAATAACAGGATGATATGGCATACGGACTTAGATTTGAGGATACTTTTTTTGATGTAGACGAACATAAGTGGCTACTAAGAATATTTAAAAGAAATTACACCGGCTCTAAAACAAGTAACAGTTTAACACTAGGGCCAAATGCAGTTCAAGTTTCATGGGAACAAAAGGGTGATGATTTTTTTTCACCAATAATTGGAAGTAGTTGTAAAATATCCATGTATGTAACAGAGGATTCAGGTGGTACTTTTTGGAATGACGAAGATACTAATTGGGAATCAGCTAATTTTAGTTGGGACGAAACTAATTTTGATTTTGTTCAACCCATAGATGATAGAGAATATAAGGTTGAATTATTATACGCAAGTAGTTACTCATCAGGAGATTATCAATACACATCTTATTGGACAGGATTTATAATTCAAGATCAATACAGTTTACCATTAAAACCTTTTCCATATTTGATTGAATTTTATGCTAGTGATTTAGTAGGTACTTTAAAAGGATACCCATATAATGGAACAACTGAAAGGCCAACTTGTATAGAAGTTATAAAAGAGTGTATGAAAAATATAAATGAACAAAACGCAAGTGGAGATTCTTCAGCCTCTTTACAATTAGATTTTCAAACTCTATGTAGAATAAAACCTAACACATCAGTAAGTAATGGCGATCCATTCTTACAAACTTTTATAAGAAGTAAAGAATCAATGAGAGATGAGAACGACATACCAATAAATTGTAAAACAATATTAGAATCAATTTTACAAATGTTTAATTGTAGAATGTTTCAAAGGCAAAGTAAATGGGTGATTATATCAAATGATGCTATGGCTTTGTCTTCTTATAGTGGTACAGGAAAAGTTTTTATTAATTACGATTATGATGACGTAAGTGCTTCGACAGGTACAACGGCTGTAAGTACACCTACAAAAAATGTAAACTCTAGCTTAACAAACGATACGATACAACCATTAAACAATGATCTATTAAAGATATTAAAAAGACCATGTGTAAGAGCAAGAACAAATGTAAGAGTAAAAGACACTTTATTTAATGAGATAACAAATGGAACTTACGAAAGTAATACTGCTCCTACCGAAAGTGCAGGTGGAACGCCAAGTTGGGGAAGGACAATTGATAACTGGCAAACAAGTAATGGCTTTGCACAAAGTGATACAGAGTACGCTGTTAATTCTACAGCTGCAGATATCGGAACATGGCCAATAATAGTTTATGGAATAGAACCAGCTAGTGGAGATTTTTCTGCAATAACTATTGGAAATGAATCTAGTGCTTTTAATACTGAAGTTCTTAAAAATACAACTGGTTCACTAGGAACTATTGGAAGTGGTATTAGTTTTAAATTTTCTTATTATGCATATGATCCTGAAAAGCCTGCCTCTACATTATTAAATTATGAAATAAGGTACAGATTTAAAGTTGGAACTCACTTTTGGGATTCTGCCAATGAAGTATGGACTACAAATGCTACAGATGGCAACAACACAATTGTAGGAGCAAGTGCTCAACAATGGATAGAACATTTAGTTACTATGCCATCTCCACCTGCAGCCGGCCAACTAGATTTAAGTTTTTATAGAAGTGAAGAAAGTGCTTTTGAAAATGCAGATTTTAGAATGTATTTTGATAATGTTATTATAATTCCTGATAGTAAACTAGAAATTTTTAGTACAAGAACAAATATTATTAAAGCTCCATATAACGATAACAGTGGTGTTTTAAAAACTGTTAAAAATAGATTTGGACAACTAGAAGATATTATATATTCAAATTGTTTGGTAAGCAGTACAGGTTCAGCTATAACTAACTATACTCATTTTGACAATACAATTGTACCTTCAACTACTCAATTAGAGGTTATGATGAATACATTAAGATTAAATGACCTAGCAGAAAGCAACGATTTATTTGAAGGAACATTTAGAAAAGTAAATACAACAGCTATTAATCCGAGTGGTAACAGGGTGAACGCTTTAGAGCCAATAGATATGTTAACGAAACCAAAAATGAACTTCAGTACGTTATCCGGTATGGACAATGAACTTGCTATTGATCGTTTAGAATATAACATATCAAAGAATAGATATAAATTACATACACATACACCTGGCAATGTTTCTCCTGATACTCCAGTCACTCCGACAATAACAGATATAAGGTATAACAGAAACTTTTATGAAAATACACCTGAAGATTAAATATCAATTCTAAGAGTTTTTTTTTAAAAAACGATACAAACTATACCTACATATACAAAAGTGTCTTAGAAGTACCTTAAAACGCTTACACATACCACTTAAACATAAAAAAAGTGCCATCATCCATAACACATCAAGAAGTGGAATCAGGCACTTAAACACTACAGGTCTAGTAGTATTTTTTATTTTTTCTCTAAACGCTTCAAAGATTTATCTTCAACGTCAATAAATTCATGTAGGATTTTTATTTGCTCCTTATACGTATTGATAATTTTACGCCTATGTTCTAGGTCATGAAAGTTATCAGAACAAGAATCTAAGAAGTGTTGTTTTATCAATTCAGCAATTTCCATTATTATTCTTTTATCAGCTTAACTCTTTTCTTAAGTTTTTGCTTTTCTTCTTTTAATTGCTTTTCCTTTTTAATTATAAACTTAGCTCTACTTTCTAACCAGTATTCCATATTGTTCGTTATTTCTTTTAACGGAACACATACAGTTACACTTTCTTTAAATTGATTTAAGTCTTCAGTGTACCCTTGAAAACAAGCATACTCTTCATCTGTATATAAACAGGTAGTTTCATTTACTTCTATTAGTTCCATAATTTAAAAACCTAGTTTAGTTACCAACGCAAACCACGTTGCTCCAAATAACAATATTAAAAATAAAATCGATTCAATAATTTTTCTCATAATTTATTACTTTGTTTTACAAAAGATACAAACTCCGTTTTTTCTAGTTACAACCCTGTAACAGTCATTTCTATTACAGAGCCATATGCCTAGAATTTTTTTTGTAAAAAATTTAATTATTTGTTTCAAACTATATGAGGATTTAACGCCTCATCAATCGCTTTATCTCTAGCCTCAATAGCATCCTTATTCATTAAGTATGTTACGTCAGCAGGTACAGGTAATTTTACCTCGTGTCCTTCTTCGTCAGTAAATGCAGTCATATAAGTTGCATCAATCTCTAAACGGTCAGGATCATCCGGCTGTATATAGCCATCATTAGTCATTCCTTTTTCCCAGTTAATAGTTACCTCAAACTGAAATATATCGTGTTCAAATTCTATAAAATGTATCATGCTGTATAACAATTAAGTAAGTTTTTCTTTATCATCTCAGCTGAATCTAACCATGATTTATCAACAAAAAAGTTACCATCGTTAGTGTAACAATTATAGAGCAATCCACCTAATTTATTAAGGCTTTCTTCAATATCCTCATCTAACTTCACATCATATTCCTTAAAGTCAATCATTTGATTTTCTCTATATTGTAAATTGTAAGCAGTAATATTACCAACATACATATACCATATCATTCTTCCGATATAATCTTCAGGACTTTCGTACCAACCATTACACCTCTCATTATAGTGTTTAAGGTCTTTGACCTCGTTTATCACTAGATCATTATTAGTTAAGTCTACAACAATCTTAGAAATAGACTTTTTACTATATAACATTACACTCATTTTTTATCAGTTTTAGAGTTAGACATATCATTATACATCGACTTAAAGCCTCCAAATAATAAATCCAATTCGTTCACTTCTTCCTTATCTTGCACTAGACCTTTGTTTTTTAGTTGCTTATAAGCATCAGTATATTTAATTAATTCGTTTATACTTTTCATTATATTAAATTAAGATTAAACATTTATTTATAACATAAAGGTATAAAATTTTTTTTATATTACAAAAGAAAAGATAAATTTTTTTTTATCCTTTTTTGGTGGAGAACTCACCTGGGTTGATAATTTTATTTTCGAGTAGCATTTCAAGTATTTCTAGCCAATCGTTTTTTTCCATTATGACATACTCACTATCATTAGGTTTTTTATGATATATTAATTTATATAGTGGCAAGTTGGGTCGCATCTCTTTTAGTATCTTATGATAACTAGGATTATTAGCAGTTGCCTTACATTGAACAGCAAATGGACTTGTATTAACTAAATCTATTTTAGCATCATCTATCATCTTACTGGCATATCGTGATGTCTCACAATACTTCCAACCGAATTGTCTAAATTCTAGTCTCACTTTCCTTTCGTAGTCGTGACCCTTTCGCCTTGATGTTATTCCCGACATAGAGTAAAGTTAATAACCCAATTAATAAAACAGCTACAATTTTAATTATTTTTTTTTTGATCATCTCTTTCTTTAAATAGAGCAAGACCTAAGTAGCAGTAATTTATTATATCAGCAAACCGGCTTTCAATAGGTTCAGATTTTTTTAGATTAGCATTTTTTAAATGTGCAAAAACGCTTTGAATTTGTTTGTCAAAAAAGACACCCCATACACGCATCTCAGAAACATCTAGCCTTTCAGCTGTGTTTTTAAAATTTTGTAATACGTCTTCATTTTCATTTGTGTATTCCGGTCTTTTATTTTTCATTATCTTTTGAGAAAGCTCCATTAAATCTTTCATTACTTTGTCAAACTCTTGTTGTGTCATATTACTTTTTTTAATATATCATATTTTATAGGATCAAGTTCTTTGATCTTACTTAGAAAAATTAGTTGTTGATTTTTAATATTTTCTTTTTCTTCGTCAGTTGAATCTATTCCTAATGTAGCCTCTAGGTTTGCCATTTTCTCCATTAAGGCATCAATTTTTAATTTTGTATTTTTGTTGCTTTGGTATGTTCCGTAATAAATACGTTTTTCATGTTTGCTTAATTCCTCTGCTGTCATAACGCTGTACTTTCTCTTACTAATTCACCGGTATCAAAAAACCTTTTATATTTAGAAAATGCTATTTGCCAAGCCTTTCGACCTCTGTCTACAAGTTCCTCACCAAGTGAGTAAACCTCTATGTTATAGGGGTGTTTATTTTCTATTGCAACAAACTTAAATGTTTCTGCTTCATATCCTAACATATCAGAATAAAATACGCCTTGCAAATGATAGCAAAATCTGTAAATGTCATTTCTAAAAGAATGAGGATTCGAGTTCGATGTAGTTTTAACATCTAAGATAAATTTATCTAATTGTAAGCCATCCGGTCTTATTCTTACCGGAACACCTTCATATTCTAAATAATAAGATTTTTCAATTTCGTTACAAGATTCTATTAATTCTTTTGCTTCTGTATGCTCATTTAAGTTATCCATTATCATTTCTATTCCTTCGTGTTCTGCTTTTGTTATAATCGTACTACCTTCATTAGCTTTCATAAACTCATGCTTTTCAATTTTACCTGCAGTTGTTCTAGCATTTATTTCCGGTAACACTACAATCGGTGTACTCGTATCGCCCAACACAACAGAGTGTACAGCAGTTCCGAAGTTCATAGCAGTAGTTGCTTTTTTAGGTTTGAAATTTAAGTAATGAAATAAAGATTGTTGAAATATTATTTTAAGACCTGAAGCACTTATTCCTGTTTGTGAATGATACACTTCGTTAGTATCGGATTTTTTTATCATTTTATTTTCTTTTAAAAAGAAGGCAACCGGCATATTATAAACACATCCAAACAACCGGCCACCTTCGTATTTTAACTAAACATAAAGCCTATGAAAAATTACCAATTAAAATGGTAAATCTTTAGCATCTTTTGTTTCTTCTTCTCTCTTATACTTTCGTGTATCGTTCCAAGTAACCATTACATCTTTTCCGTATTGATCAGCCTTAGCTTTTTTCGTTACACGCAGTCTAACAAATTTAGTCCCCTTATATTCTTCAACGACATCAGGGTTTTCATTTATTCTATTCAAATTTATAGTGACATTAAAAAACTCACCATATTGTCCGGTAGCAGTCTTTCCACTACCTAAGTAAACAGTTTCACTCATAATATTAATTTAAGTTAAAATTTATTTTTGGGAATAGTCCCAGTTGCACAATACCTTCCAAATATACTTGCTACTTCCAAGACATCATTAGTATCGATTTTCCAGTCTTCATTACATTTGACTTTTAATTCGTTTACTAATTTAAGATACTCTATGGAAGCTTTCAAAGAACTTTGTCTAATAATTTGTGCTTGTTGATCAGTAATCATAATTCAATTATTATAGATTTTAAAAAACCAATTTTTACCATACGTTTGATTTCCATTAATTTAAAGTTATCAGGATTCTCAAACTTGTTATAAAGTGTCATTGTAGTAACACCTAATTCATTCGCTAATTTTCTTTTAGACATTTTCAACTCCTTGAGCCGACTTGTCAATTGTTGTTTTTCTAATACCATTCGATGGAGTAAAGGTAAAAAAAATTATGTAGAATAAAAAATATTATATGCTTTTTATTTTAAGGTGTATAAAATAATTTATATCTTAGTGGTACTTAATAAATAATGTAAAATCCCAATTATTATATATAATAATATAAGTAATCTTTTATATAATATTATACTTATTATTTATTTTTTTCTTTAAAAAAAATATAATACTATTATATATAATAATGTTAAATATTTCAGAATGGAAAATAAACAATTTTTAGATGAATCTTCTATTGCCGAAAAGGTACGGAAGAGATTGGAAACTTTTGAGAACTGCGATGCTACCAAGAAGTGGGTTACATCAGTAGAGAACAGAGGCAAGTATCAACGTGATATTGATTTAGCTTTTTTTAAAGAGGTTAAAGAAATGATAAGTACACAAGCTAGATTGATAATACTATTAAATATAAATCAGGTCGGACACCTTATGAGGTATGAAGAAACTATGAGAAAAAAATATCTGTCTCATGAGACTAAAATATTGGAAATGTATAAGGACATCGTTAAATTGGTAGAGGACTATGGCAATAGAGGTTAAGGACTTTGACGACATACTAGCAAAAGATTATAATGAGAATGCATGTAAAGAGGTTTCTGTATTCGATGTTATGGGTGAGATAAAAGAACACTTTGTAGATGGATACCCATTAGGTGAGACAAGTCACATAAAAAAACTGGATGCAAATTTTAGATGGAGAAAAGGTTTCTTATATGCCTTTAGTGGATACCCACAAAGTGGAAAATCAGAAATAATAAATTGGCTTATGGTAATACGTGCAAAAATGTACGGAGACAAGGTGTTAATGTATTCGCCTGAGTCTAACACAAAAGAGTTAATATTAGATTTATGTAGAGCATACCTGGGGAAAAATGTTAATCCGGAGTTTCCTGATATATGTAGTGAGGAAGAGTTTGAAGGTGCATTGACTTTTATTGCTGAACATTTTATGTTTTTAGAAAATAATAATGATATGCCGACTATAAATGTTTTGATAGATAAGTTTGAAAAGTTTAGTGATAAAGGTTATAGTTCCTTCGTTATCGATCCACTTAACTGGGTTGTAGAAAGTAATGCCGGTGAAAGTAATTTATATCAATACCTGAAACTTACACTTACGATATTGAAACAATTTGCTAAGGCTACACAAAGTCTAATGATTTATGTTGAGCATCCTAAGACACCTGCACCTGTACGTGGTGTTATTCCTAGAGCAACTGCTTTCAGTTTAGCCGGTGGAACTATGCACTTCAATAAGGTTGATTGCATGGTAGTTATGCACAGATTAACAGATGACGATGTACAGATGAAAGTTAAGTCTGGAGAAATTTTATCGAGAATGTTAGAAAATAAAGAAAATCATATTAAATTTGTTGAGTTTGAAACTGTTAAAATGAAGTCACAAAGAATTAACGGAGTTTTAGGCAGTTGTATAATTGAATATGATATAAAAACCGGAAGGTATAAATAAATACAAATATGACACAAGAACAATCTTTACAAGTTATCGTTCAAGTTTGTGAGAAAGCAAACAAGAGTGGCCTTTTTACTTTAAGTGAATCTCATTTGGTACTTCAAGCATTAGAACAGTTTGGCGTAAAACCACAAATAGCAAATGAGGTGGAACAAGCTGAAGAAGCAAAAGAGGTCAAGTCCGAAACTAAAGAAGTCAAAGACTAGATATACATTTAATTGTTACGAATCTAACGAAAAAATACTAGGCTCTACAGATGATCCCTGTAGAACAACTATGTCTTTATGGACTATTTATAAGTCTAAAAAAAAAAAAGTTTCATTTGACATAAACAAAAAATCTAAGTATTTCCAATCTGACCATGAGTTGAGTTTTTCAGATATAGACGGAAAAAAAATATACAAATACCAAAATAATATTATTACAAGAGACAGATTTGTAATACTTTTAGGCTGTGAAACCTAAAGGAAAATTAAAAGCATTAGACGAAATAAAAATAATTATATCAAAATACACTAAGATTGCTAAACGTGGAAAGGTAAATAAAGGTGATGATATACAGTGTTATAAGTTGATATATGCCATAGCTGAATTGTTTCCTGCGTACTCAAAAGACAGGGAAAAAAATCCGGAAGTTGAAATTTTATTAGACAAGGCGTGGGTCTTGTATTTTTTTTTTAAAGAAAACATAGAAGGAAAAAAAACAAATTATATTAATATTGTAAATAAATATTCAATATATGAAAAAATTAATACCGATAGAACAAATTAAAACAAACGACTCAAATCCAAGATTAATCAAAGAATATAAATTCCTAGAACTTGTTAAATCTCTAAAAGATTTTCCTGAAATGTTAGAAAAAAGACCTCTAGTTGTAGATGAAAACAACGTGGTCCTTGGAGGTAACATGAGATTAAAGGCACTATATCAAGCCGGTATAAAAGAAGTGTGGGTTGATGTTGCAAAAGGTTGGAGTGATAAACAAAAAAAAGAATTTATAATTAAAGATAATGTAAACTTTGGGCAATGGGACTGGGATATACTAGCTAATGAATGGGACTTAGATCAAATTGTAGACTGGGGACTAGAACAACCTATGTTTAATAATTTAGACTACGATCCAAATACCTCACCTTCAATTGACAACTCCGATATAACACAAGAGCAAATAGAAAAAAGAGCAGTTGAGTTGGCAAACGAAATGAAAGAAACGTTTAAAAAAGATTCGGATGTTATTTGTCCTAATTGTGGACATGAATTTAAAGTCAAACTATGATACGTAAATCTAAGGTGAAAGCCTTATTAGAAAACGCAAGTTACAGATTTGCAAAAACTATGCCTAAGTTTCCACACTATTACACTATGAAAGATACTTGGAATGACCATTACGAGTTTGAAGAAGTTGTCAAACATATTAGAAGATATGGAATAAAACAAAAGTTTTTTAAAACAACTTTCATTTATCTATACATTGATGACTATAAGTATTGGACAATGGGAGCTCCAGTAAACGAAACAATTTTAATAAATAGAGAAAAATTATGAAATATCATTCAGCATTAAAAAAAGTAGAATACTATGAAAGTATAGCAGAAGAAACTTATTACAAAGTAAAAAACTCAATAGCATTTCATCACGATGTAATTAAAAATACAGGTTTGCCAAAAGTATATTCTAAATGCGATGTACTATACTCAGAGCCGTCTTGGAGTGGTGGTATAAAAAACTTTGATAAAAGAGCAAATACTAAAACAACTTACGATGCGTATGCAAATGCCATAAACAATATTATAAAAACTACAGATATTCCAATACTATTAATAGTAGGTGTAAATGATTCAAAAAGATTAAGACGACCTTACGAAAGTCATAACACAACAATACACGATACACCTGCTAAATTAAACGTATATAACTTCACTTACAAAGGACCACTTAAAGATAACTATGCTATTATAAATCATTTATCAGAACACTTTAATTGTATTGGAGATTTTTCATGTGGATATGGGAATACCGGTGAGATTTTTTTTAAAAAAAATAAAAGTTTTGTAATGTCAGATTATAATAAAAAATGTATAGGATACATAAAAGAAAATATTTGTGAAGATTTATAAAGACAATGATGTATATGAAGAAAGTTTAAAGAGATTAAACTTTATATATGACGAGTTTGAGAACGTAGTTTGTAATTTTTCCGGAGGCAAAGATAGTACAATATTATTACACTTATGTTTAAAAGTAGCAAGAGAACGAAACAGATTACCATTAAATGTTCTTTTTATAGATCAAGAAGCCGAATGGCAACACACTATTGATTACGTTGCTTCCGTTATGACCAGTAAAGACATTAAACCTTATTGGTTTCAAATGCCAATATCGATGACTAATAACACTTCATCCTATGAAAGATATGTAAAATGTTGGGATGAATCTAACAAAGAAAATTGGGTACATGAAAAGCATCCTATATCAATAAAAGAAAATACGTATGGCACTGAAAGATTTCACGAACTTTTTGGAGCAATAGTTAGAAAAGAGTTTGGACATTTAAAAACTGCTCAACTAAGAGGCGTAAGAACTGAAGAATCACCTGCAAGATTATTGGGACTTACAAGCGAACTAACATATAAACATATAACGTGGGGCAGAAAATACAGAGGCGTTGATATTTATGTTTTAGACCCAATATATGATTGGATGTTTACTGACGTATGGAAATGTATATTAGATAATAACCTTTCAT